TTCTTTAATGTCATTAATCTGGCTTTCTGATGAGTGCGATAACTCATCACCAGACATTAGCTTACCATCTCTTTTCATGAGTCTGTTATCTAATGTATCTTCATCAGCATCAAATACGATCACAAAACCATTCGGCTGTTTCAATATACTCTTCGCTTCATTTAGATAACGGACATCAGAAATGATTATACCAAAATCTGATTCAAAATCAGACTCTTCATTTTGTTTTATGTATTGTCTATATATTCTATTTGCTTTTATGATTGCCCATTTTGCAAAACAGTCAGCGTCAAACTCTCTGCAAATGTCTCCAGCTTTCTGAAGAAATTTTCTTGGCTTTATTCCCTCTGGCTCTATTGGCAAGCTTTGTATTTGTTTTACCTTTTCGGTAAATTCTTCATAGCTTGGAATGTTGCCTATAGCTGACCCACCATATATATCAAACAAGATATCATGTATAGCATATAGCTTTCTTGATTGTTCGTTGACGCCTATTATATTCTTTTTAACCGAAGCCATTTCATATAACGGAAGCGCATAGAATATGTGGTCCCACTTGATTGATGCTTGGGTTGATTCAATAGACCCCTTGGGGACTATCTGCTCGGCTACAGTAGTTTTTCCTGAACCAGCTTTCCCAGCTAGGCCCAGTATAATTGGTTGACCATTTTTGATTATCGATTTGCTCATAGATAATATTGTATCACTTATCCAGTTCAGATTCTTTTCGTATCTGAAGTTGATCTAAAAATTCATTTGCCAAATGATCAGGTTCCCAAACTAGGTTTCTTGGGACTTGTACTAATCTAAATCTATACTCTGCTCTTATTTCTTCAATGGTCATGAGGAGCGGTAACAGTGATAAGTTTTTACACTTCCATTTTTTATTAACTTGGTTTGCTACAACTGCAGAGTCGGTATAGATTATCGGATCTATAAAATCAGACATGATACATATTAAAAGGCCAGTTATTACTGCCTCGTATTCTGCCTCATTGTTTGTTCTTCCGCCAAGTCCTCTTGCAAATTGGACTAACTTCTTTTTATTCTTATACACGACTGTAGCACAGGCGGCTTCCCCCATCTTTTTTTGCCCTTGTCCCCTTGAGGCTCCGTCGCAAAATACTTCTATATTCATTAATCAATCTTAATATTAAAAGGGATGTTATGTTTTTTCGCCATGCTTGTTATATTATTTTCTTGACTCTTACTTGAAGCCATGTGCGTGGTAGTTAAAAGATAAAGATCTCCCTTGTACTCTATTTGCATTGGGAAATCTAACTTATCTCTTTTAGAAGAAAATAATTCGTTTGATTTATTAACTGATTTATAATGACCTATATACATGTGATGTCCTTAAAATGTAGAAAAATCTCTCTCTAAGAGAAATCCTTTTTCTTCTCTAGAAGAAGCTACCTGCATTGTTTGTACTTTATCCATAAGTTTTCTAGAAGACTCAGAAGATATTCTGGCCGCTAACTCCATGGACTCTGCCAATTCTACGATTGCTTCAACTGCTGCTAACGCAGTGTACTGGTTATCCGCAGCTGCAGCTGCAGCCGCTTCTCGTTCGGCTTCATTCTTCCCTATTCTATTCGCCTTATAAACTCTCTTATACTGGGCTTCAAGAAGCTTGTATTGAGCTCTTGCAATGCCGGCAAATCTTGCAGCTCTCCCATAAACATTTGAAGATCTAGCAACTAAAGACCCAAGATCATTCAGCGTAAGATCAATGTAGTTTGTATCTGGTATTTCTACATAGTACTTTTCTAAAGCTATAGGATCTGAAAAAGTTAATACAAGTTCTTCCAACTGTGGATTTAAAAAATCTGATAATTTAATTAAAAGGTTTTTATGATTTAACTCAGTCATCTTTTTCTTTTTCTTTCTTAAATGATGTCAAGAACAAGTAATCGTCCATGCCATCTTCCAATATGATTTCGTGTATTTTTCTTTTTATTTTAGATAGATGTTCTCTTACAGTATTGGGATGTTCAGTTATCTTAATAGCTATCTCAGAAGATCTTTTGTTATCTATAAATCTCCACTTAAGCAGTTGCCTTTCTTGCACTGTGAGTTGATCAAATGGCGGGTTTGTTTCCTCCCCCGAAATCCAAAACTCATCAACATCAGATGCAAATAACAGGTCTATTGTAGCATACTCTATCGTATCTACATAAGCTCCACCCTTGATACTGTCATCAGAATCTCCATCTCCAGACATATCATCTTGGGTCAGGAGTGGAAATGATTTCCTTCCTAATTGATCAATTAAAAATGTATCTACATTCTTTTTCAACAAATATAAAAAGTAGCTATACAAAAATGCGCTGAATGGTATAGGACCCTTTTCTGAATCCTTCTTCTCATATCTTTTAATGCATTGAAAGAATGTTAACCTTACAGTTTGTTGTATGTCTTCTTCTGAACAATACCTTTTTACCATGTAAAGAATCCCGGCTAATGCATTCATTGACATGCTTATAACCTGCTTGATTAAGCTTGTTCTTCATCAGCGCGTATCTTACGAATGTGTCTTTGACAAACAAGGAAATAAACCTTCTTATATCGTAGTCACTGTAGCTATACTTTCCGTGTGTATAGCATGGTAACATACTTGCTCAAGAAGTTGTTAAACACCTTGAGTAATTCTTCTTGCGATTTTTCAGATCCACCTTTAGCTTTTGCGATCAGTGCCTGCATCTCTTCTTCTTCGAGCTTGTAATATTGCTCTTTAAAACTTGCCATTACTTTCCTTCCCATATCGAAAGCTTGTCCATGTAAGCACTTCGTATGTCTTCATAAAAAATTACGTGAGGTATACCCAACTCTTCCGCAAATCTTATTGCGTCCGATGAGTATTTACTTATGACAAAGGTAAGTTTATTAAATTCTTCTGGATAATATTTTTTAAACCTTTTGATTTTAATCTTGCTTTTGTCATCCAGATATCCTTTTACTTCAAACCATTCTTCAGTTTCAGTTAAGTAAAAATCTGGTATATATCCTTTTGTTCCCCTTTTTATTGGGAATGAAAAAACCTTTGGTTCAAATTCAAATTCAATTGAATAGGCCCTGAAAATCCTTGCAATGTTTGCTTCCCAATTAGATCTCATATTTAGGTTTAGATCTTCTCTGAAACCTGACTTCGTATGCCTGTACGCATTACCCTTCGTGTTCTTATCGCCAGCAGCAGTAGGAATTACTTTTTTCTTCTTGCCAAATTTAGGCAGTGTTTTTTTAGGAGACCTTGAAAAAAAATAATCCTCTGGGCTTGCACCGACGTTCTTCATCTGATATCCTTTACGGCTGTAAGGTAACGCTAATAAATATTATACTTTATATTTAACAAAAAAACAAGCAAAACAGGAGAAAGTAAAGAAAATGACCATTACAACTACAATTTTCAACAGCATGAGCCAGAATATCAATGATTCTGCAGTAAATGAACTCACCGCTTTTGGTGTAAGCCAGGAAGAAGCAGTCAAGTTTGTTCTTGAGTCTGACTTTGACTTGGTTCTTTCAGCTGACGAAAACCCAGTTATCCAGTTCTAATAGATACATTAATTGATATTAGCCCCCTGGGAAACCAGGGGGCTTTTTACTATGCCCTATTAAACTTTCTCAGTCTGACAGCACCAGTAGCACATGCTCCACTCTGGGCGTGGTCGCAGAAAGAACAGACTCTTTCATTCTTTGTTGGAGAAAAATTAACGTCATTCATTATCGTATTGATTCTATCGATAAGAGAACTCTTAGCAAGTTCCAAATCTTCTTCTGTGTATTCGTGAGATTTGATTCTTCCAGTTCTTAGATAGTGAAGAGAAGCCTTGATCTTACTACCGGGAAATAACATTGATGCTGCCAATGCATATATACCAAGTTGTAAGTTCTTGTGTATGTCTTTAGCTGCAACCTCACGTTTACCAGTCTTGTAGTCGACGATTTCTACAGTATCACCATTGATATCTACCCTATCTATAAATCCATTTATAGAATAGTTTCCTAAAACAAAGCTAAACCCAAGCTCTTTTTTGTGAACATTAAAAGTAGTTCCACCGTACAGGTCAAAGAAGTCATCTAATATAGTTGCACCAGCGTCGAGCAGAACTTGAGGGATCTGGTTGTTGGGGTTGAAAGACTTATTATGCTCTTCGTATTTCTCAATTAAAGAACTATGTTCTATTGGAGTAACGTCTGAAACGTTATCTTCTAATACCGAGTGGATTATATTTCCGAAGAATTGCCGGAGCGTTGAACTGTCTTGGTTCTTTCTTTATGTAAGAAAAAAAATACTTTGATGGGCACATCTCATATGTGTCTATTCTTGAATAACTAAAATCTGTTAAAGTTAGTTTCTGTAGTGGATCTATATCTTCTATTAGTTGTAATTTCATCATTCTCCATCGACATCTTCAGATATCGGCTTTCCTTGTTCGTCACACTCTACACCATCTTCGTTTATAATTTCTCCAGTGTAAATATTTTTATATAAATTCTCACCAAATGATCTCCAGCCAGTATGGCCGATTTCCATAAAATCATCTTCTAAATATGGCCAAGACATAACTCTCCTAATCTACTGAAATAACTGTATTGTTTACCGAATCTATATTGAAATAGTAATTCAATAAACTATATACATCATGTAACTCTTGTTCTGTAGCATAAAAACCAACCACTCCTAGCTGCAAAAAGAAGCTCTGAGTATCTCCACCCTGATCATATTCAATCAGTTTGACATTGTTTAATAACATTCTACCGTTTTCTTTTCCTAACATATTAATCCTCGTAAATGCTAACTGGGTTCCAGTTTGGATCACCCATCTTGTTTCTCATATCCTTTAGGTACGAATCCCAGTCTCTTTCATCTTCTGACTTCTTTTCGTATCTAACGTTTCCCTTAAATGGATTTGCCTTGAACCTAGACATCAAGACCTTCCCACTCTTTGTTTTCCAGCGAAGAATTCCATTCTTACAATCGCAGAAATCACCATTGTCTGTATCTATGCATCCGTTGGGATCATATCTTCCACTACACTTGTTGCACTTGGTATATCTTCCCTTGTCCTGGCATCGACTGCAAGAGGAGCAGTATACCCAACAGTCTTTTGTGGAAGGATTCTTATAGAGGTTTCCAGTTGTCATACTTTCTCCGATAATAGTGAGTTTAATTTATCTTTAACTGATATAGAAGTTTTCTTTTTAAATTTAAAGCTCAAAGTTTTTCCATTTTCCTTGTAGGACAAAAACACATATGAGCCTCCATCTGTTGCATTAATTATAGCATACATCTTTTTTAAAGTCTCTGCACTTATATTAGAATCTACTTCCAAATAGATAGGTGTTCCTCCAGAGAAGTTTGAAAGATCTAATTTTTCACAACTGTTTAAAAGTATCTTACTGATTAGGTTTTCTTCATCTCCGTCTTTGTTTACAGCTCCTGTAAGCATAACTACGTCACCGTTTTGGAAGTAGTCATCATCAAACTTCTTTGCTTCTCTAGGAAAGACTATGACTTCAATGTCAGAAGATATGTCTTGTAAATTAAACTTATACATCTTAGCGCCTTTTTTGGTTATCATTTTCTTTGACGAAGAAATGATTCCACCTAAGTTAACTCTAGATCCAGCTTGTAGATCTGCTACTTCTATGATTTCATAATCTATATTTTTAGAAAGAAGATCCCAAACACCATCAACTGGATTCTTGGAAACGTATATCCCTAGCTCTTCTTTTTCTTTTTCTAAAATAGTAAGCTCGGTTTGTCTTCCGAAGTCCTGGTCATATACTTCGCTAATTAATTCGTCAAGAGCACCAGCATTAGCTAGGTGTTCAATGGTTGATTTCTTTAGTACTGCTGGACCAGTTCGTCTCAAGAAGTCATGCATCGAAGTGTAAGGGTTGTCTTGATCTCTTGAGGAAAGTATTGCCTCTGATACTGCGTAGCCAATGCCGTTGATTGCAGAGAGCCCAAAGATGATTGTTGCTTCATCGATTACGGTAAACTCTTCTACTGACTTATTAATAGAAGGGCTCAAAACTTTTATCCCAAGCTTTCTACAGTCAGAAAGGTACAAGGCTAGCTTATCCTTGTTGCCAGTAACAGAAGACAGGAGTGCAGCCATGTATTCCGCTGTATAGTTTGCCTTAAGGTACGCAGTTATGTATGAAATCATCGCATAGCTTGCTGCGTGTGCTCTGTTAAACCCGTACCCACCGAAGTATTCGATATCAGAATATATTTTATTTGCTTTGTCCTCAGATATATCTGACTTCTCCATGCAGCCTTTGACAAACTCTCCTCTGAACAATGCGATCTTGTCCATCAATTTTTTACCAATTACTTTTCTTAAGTCATCAGCTTCTGCTGTACTGAACCCTGCTAGTTCTCTAGCGACTCCCAAAACATCTTCCTGGTAAAGCATGATTCCTAGTGATGGGCCTAACACTTTTTCTAAATTAGGATGATCATATTGAATTGATGACTTTGAATGCTTTCTAGAAATATATAACTTATCCATGCCAGATCCCATTGGGCCTGGACGATACAATGAAATTAGAGCCATGATGTCTTGAACATCTTGTGGTTGCAACTGCACCATTAGTTCACGCATCCCAGTTGACTCAAGTTGGAAAACACCTATTGCATTACCTTTGCAAAGTTCCTGATACGTCTTATAATCGTCCAGGGGTATCTTGTCTACGTCTATCAATATGCCTCTATTTTTATTGACTAACTTAATGCACTCGTCAATCACGCCAAGGTTTCTAAGGCCAAGGAAGTCAATCTTTAATAGGCCGCACTGTTCTACTCTGCCCATGTCCCACTGGGTTATGACAGGGTTGTCAACACCCTTCTTCATGATTGGGAGATAGTCTGTCAGCGGCTCTCTGGATATAACAACCCCTGCAGCGTGCATACCCGTCTGTCTTATGAGACCTTCTAACCCAAAGGCTGTATCTACAATTAGTTTAGAGTCATCATCTGAGTCATACATCTGTCTGAACTCAGGTGTCTCCATGCACTCTGAGAGGCTCTTAGCAACGCCCAGGACAGGCGCAGGGACCAGCTTGGCTACCTTGTCCCCACCTATGAAATCGTAGGCCAAGGCACGCGCTGCGTCACGTATAGATTGTCTGGCTCCAGTTTTGTTAAACGTACAAATATGGGCTACTTTATCGTCACCATATTTCTCTCTAGCATAGTTGATTACCTTGTCTCTATGTCTGTCGTCGAAGTCCAGATCGATGTCAGGCATTGACTTTCTACCCTCTACTAGAAATCTTTCAAACATCAACCCAAATTTAAGTGGGTCAAGATTAGTAATGCCCAATGCATATGACAAGATACTGCCTGCAGCAGAGCCTCTACCCCACCCAACTCTAATGTTGTTAGACTTAGCCCATTGAACTAGATCAGAAACAACCAAGAAGTATTCTGGGTATCCCATTTCCTTGACTACTCTGAGTTCATGCTGAGCTCTATGGAGTACTTCTTCTGGCAACGGGTCTCCGTACTTTTTCTTAAGTCCATCCCAAGCCAATAGATCTAGATGATCATCCGTGTTGGTTCCCTCTGGCAATGGGAAATGTGGGAAGTGAAGATCGCCAAACTTTAAGTTGACATCAACCATTGAAGATATTTCTAAAGTATTCTTCAACCAATCTTCAGGGAATACTGTTGCCATCTCATCATAAGATTTTAGATAGAAATTATCTCCGCTAAAAGAGAATCTATTTTCTGTGTTTATATTAGAGTTAGTGGACACGCACAACATTATGTCATGTGCTCTAGCATCTTCCTTATGCACATAGTGGCAGTCACCTGTTGGCACTATCTTTGCACCTATCTTTTGTGCAATGTCAATTAAGCCTTGAGTTATTTTGATTTGTTCAGGAAGACCATGGTTTTGAATTTCAATAAAGTAATTTTCTTTCCCAACAATGTCTTGCATCTTTGCGGCTGACTCTAGGGCAAACTTGGTGTCACCTCTCAAGAGGGCTTGAGCCACTTCACCGTTGAGACATCCGGACAAAACTATTAAGCCAGAAGAGTGTGCTGCAATTAATTCGTGATCAATTCTTGGCTTGACATAGTATCCCTCTAGGTATGACTTAGAGGATATCTTGATAATATTATGATAACCTTCGTTGTTCTTAGCCAGAATAGTTATGTGATACGG